CCACCGTATCCATGTTGTCCGCGTAGATCTTCAGCATCAGCGTCCAGCTGTAGCCGCGTTGCGTGTCGTCTGCCGTGAAGTAGCAGTTCGGGATGATCGTGAAGCGACCATCGAAGCGCTGGTTCGTCTGCTTCACCGCTTCCTTGTTCACCTGGTCGACCAACTGGCCAGGCTTCAGCTTGCTGTTGCCGCTGAATTTGCGCCGGATACGGTCGCCGACCTTCTCGAGTTCCACGCAGCCCATCATGGTGAAGAAGCTGGTGAGCACCGAGGTATCGTCGTCGTACACCGTCTTGAACGCCGGGAAGTAGTACGAGCGACGGCCGTACGATTCCACCCACACGAGACCGTTGTCCCAGTCGCTGTTGCGCACCGAGGCAGGCGTGAAGGTCACGTTGATGTCCGTCATCAGCGTGACTTGATTCAACGGGTCGCTGTCGAACGAGTACACCGACTTCCACACGCCGTCGCCCGAACCCATGTACTTCGCTGCCTTCGCGGCGAACTCGATGGTGAGCGGCAAACGCTTGCCGTACAGGCTGTTGATCAACGTACCGGAGCGACCGATGATCATGCCGCGCATCGTGGCGGTGCCGAAGTAGTCCGACTCCGGGTACATCTGCAAACGCGTGCGCAGTGCGATCGCGAGCGCCGATTCCTGAGCCGCCGTCATCACCTGGCCGCTGCCGTCGTAGACGGAGAGCACCACCGCGGTATCCTTACGGACCGAGATGAACTGGCACAGATCGTACTTCGTTGCGAGCGGGAAGCCCGTGTCGTACAGGATCGATTCCGGATACGTGGCCGTATCTTGCAGGTACGCATTCGGATCAGCGTAACCGGCGACTGCAGCAGAGACCAGCGTGGCGAACGACGCATCATTCATCGTGCCGTCCGAGCCGCCCGATGCGTAGATCGTCGAATTCTGCGTGAAGCGCACGGCGTTGGCCGCTTGCGTGACGACCTGGAACGAATGATACGGCACGTTCTGGCTCGACACGCCCGAGACGAAGTTGAACAGATACTGCTCGCCTGCCGCGCCCGTGAAGTCGCTGAAGGCACCCGCCACCGGGAACTCGGCTGCGTAGAACAGCGCCAGCACCGTGGCGACATTGTCGTCGTACACTTTGAGCTTGCCGAACGGACCCCACACCGGCGGCGTACCGTCGGTCGGTTGCAGATTCTGGTAAGCCTGGATCAGGCGATCGCCGACGTACATTTTCTGCGTCGTCGACTTGTCGATCACGCCCGGCTTGAAGCCGAGATCGTAGTACTGCGAGCCATCGCGGCCTGCCACAATGGCAGCCGTACCGTTGGCGCTCGGCTTGTTAGCGAACGCGAAGCGGAACGGATACATCAAGTCATCCGTGATATACGCGTCGTTGATCGGCGTGCTCGACACCGAGGTGGGCGCCCACATACGGAAGCCGTGCCAGTTGCCTTCGGCACCGATATGCGGCACTTCCAGATCGAGGATCGGGTAGCGCTGCGATTGAGCGGACGTGCCATCGGTCATGTCGCCCGGAATGATCGTGCCCGCGCCGAAGGTGGTCGTGCCGTCTTCTTCCGGGGTGATGTAGGCCGTGACCCACTTCACTTGGTAGCCTGCGATCGTGGCGCCTTCGCCGGTCACTTGCACCGGGTTGCCGCCCGTGTCGAGCTTGATCGAGCCGTCCACGTTACGGACATAGTCCGGCACGTTGGTCGGCAGCACATCGAGGTAGACGCGCAGGTTCGCGCGCGGCGCTGCGTCCGTCGGAATGACCCGCTCGATCATCATCTGGTTGCCCGCTGCATTGAGCGTATTGGCCAGCACGGTTTGGTGGTTCGCGTACGACTTCAAATAGTCGAACGAGTCGGCACCGTACATCTGGGTCATGCCGTCACCGCCAACCAGCATCGGCTGATTCGGGCCAGGGCCAGTCTGCGTATACAGATAGACCTTCGCCAGGTGGGTCGGCAGGTTCTCCGGAATCGGAACCAGTGCTCGGGTGCTGTTATCCTGCACGCCGAGGAAGTTCGTCATCGGAGCGGCGTTGATAATTGCATTCGCCATTTCGCGATTCCTTAGTTGAATGGTATGGTTTCGAAGACGATGCTGAACATCCTGGCGTCCTCTGGTGAGGCTGACCGTATCCCTCCAAATCAGTTGGCCAAAAACACCAGCTGCAGGAAAATGTCAGTCATAAGTATTTAAAATTTAATTCGCCGGGGCTGCTACAGACGGGGACTTTCGAGCTGCAAAGCGCCCAAGTAAAAATCGCCATAGGATGGGCAGTAAGTTTTCACTATGAATAGACACTTTGGTCCACGCGACCCCAACCACTCTGGGATGAAACATGAGTATCTTCAGAACAGCCTACGACACGAAAGCTTGCGAAGGCTTCGCTGTCAGTAAGCTCCAAGGCGAAGTCGCCAAAGCAATGACCGTGGGCTGGCTGAGCCCGGTAGCCGATACGCCCATCCGTCAGGTCGACGGCAGTGATACGCTCACCTCCACCATCCCGAGCTTTTTGCATCCGCTCCTCATCGAGCGTGAAGGCAGCCAACTCGATCTCGTCATCGACACGCGACCCTTTGGCAAATGGAATCCGCATCAGCGCGAGTTCGTCGTACGCAACCCGATCGAATACGATCTGCTGGTGTTTCGCGCCAAGCTGAACTCCATCTGGCTGTCGCACCCGGCCGAAGTGCTGCGCGATGTGTCGCCCTTTGCCATGCAGGTGTTCTGTGCCTGGGTGAGCGAGAACGTCGCGCGTCGCTTTGCGCTCGATCCGCTCGAACAGATGAAGCTGGCGGTCTACACGGGCTTTTTCTATCAGTCGCTCTTCACCGACATGAAGGAGCTTACCGAGCGCGATAAGCTGCGCATGGTGCAGTCGATTGCGAAGAACACGCACGCGAAAAACACGGACGTGCTCGACGTGCTCGATCAGTTCACCGCACCGCTCACAGGCATCAAAGAGTTCTGTGATCGTGCTGAAGAAGTGACGGGGTCGATCCGCCTGCAAGATTTTAACGTCGGGGTGCTTTACCAGATTCTGGGCCGTACCTGGTTCGGACCGAACGCACCGGAACTCATTGCCGTGGCCCTCGAACATCCGCCCACCTGGCTCTCCATCATGATGGCAGCAACCAGCGAACGCACCTTCAAGAACTCGCAGATCGCCAAGATTGCTGAGCGCTCGAGCATGTCGGTGAACCAGCAGTTCGCGCGCCAGATCGTGAACCTCGTGAACGTGGCGATGGGCAAGTAACTTCTCCAAGGCAGGCTATGGCTTACGATTACCTCGAAGCATACGCGCTGTCAAACGTGTGGTGTGCTCCCTACCAGGATAATCAGGCGATCCTTGAACTGGCTCGTCTGACTCCGGTGGGGGGTGCGTTCAATTATTTCAAGGTTCAGAACAATACGGTCTGGTTCCCGGTCAAGAAGACGCGCTTTCATGTCTACTCGATCGGCCAAGTCAACCCGATGCTGCTGGGGATCTACCCCAAGTGGACCTGGAATACGTTTGCTGCCGCGTGCAACAAAGAGAACCTGATGGTGGACCTATATGCGAACAGTGGCCTGCAAATGCCACGTACGCAAAGTTGGTACATGATCACGGAGAATCACAACCTGATCGTCGCGGTGCAAGTGCAGCCGAAGATCAACATCAACCTCGACACCGAGCCGCTTTTCTTGCGGGTCTATAGCAACGCGTATTACAAGTCGCAAGCGGCCACTGATGCGAGTGCAAAGGTCTATGTCGAGGGCCGTACCCCACTGAACACCGACGCGATCCTGACGTTGCAAAACGATCTGGCTGCGTACAGCGCCAAGCAAGGTGTGGTGTATGCGTACGTGAATGGCTACAAGGTCAGTCAGATCGATCTGTTCACGGTCAACGTCGGCGATGTGGTCGAATTCGTTTATGACGCCTCAATCTACAAGGTGGTGGATTTTAAGGTCAGTGACCTGCAGTCGTTCACCAGCACGCTCGACACCAAGCAAAAGTGGCTCCTCCACTACGCGGGTAACGTCAACGAGATCGACTACGAAGACGACATCGACGTGTACGTCTGCCAGCCGCAACCCTCCAATCGCTGGAAGGGCGTGTATTACCATCGCAATGCAGGCGATAGTCTGCGCATGGTCACACACAAAGACTATGCGATCGTTCCGGCCTATGTAAATGCCTTCTGTTCGGACCAGGGCTGGGACCCGATGCAGTGCTACGTGCGGCTGCACATTCGCAACGGCGGCTGGAACCGTTCACTGGTATTCGAGCATAACCGCATCCACGAGCTCTACAAGCTGCCGGATAACTTGATCCGCGGGGCGATGCTCGGGATCAACTCGAACGTCGAGAACTGGAAAGCAGCGAACCTGGAGTCGTCGACCTATACGCAGATCATGGGCTCGCTCATGCCGGTGCTCTCCAAGGCCGAAGTCGAAGATGCGCTGGGCTACAACGCGATCAGTAAGCTGCTGGGTGATACGCCGCAGCAAGTGCGGGTCGAATCCAGCCAGAACGTGGTAGATGTGCCATATGGCTTGCAGGTAAAGTCCACTGGCTACGAGTACGACAGCACTGGCACGCTGCTGGGCTGGACCTCACACCAGGCAGGCTCGATCTACGCGTGCGGTTACTCGAATGCAACGCTGGTGGAGCTCATTTCGGGCACAGGCAATACCCAGCTCGATGAGACCTACGGGATCACCTCGCAAACGCTTGATTCAGCGACCGATTACCGGATGTACACCTGTCCGATCGTGGGTGGGGTGCCAACCAACGTCTGGACCGATGTAACGGGCTCGGGTGCGTACGCAGTGGACGCGAATGGCAAGCTCACCTGGCTGGTGGACCCGACCAAGTTCTATACGCTGGTACGCGGAGATCGCTTCTTCTTAGCGTATTCGCTGGATCTGACCACCACCGACGGCTTGTTGGAATTCACGCTCTCGCATCGCATGCATCGCAATAACCAGACGACCAACTGGACCATGCAGATCCCGATGGGGGAGCTGGACCTGTGGTTAAATGGCAAGGCGCTGGTGGAGAATATTGACTACTACGTCAATTTCCCGCAGATCGTGATCGTCAACAAGGCGTTTCGGATGGCGAGCAACAGCACGCAGCATGTGGACATTCGCTTCACGGGCTTTTGCAATGCCGACCAGTCACGCACGCCGCAAGATGACAAGGGTTTTATCCAGTACGGGCTTCTGTCGGATAACAACCGCTTTGACATCCGTGACGATAAGGTGTTGCGCATCCAGGTGAATGGGGCGACGCTCGATCGTTCAGCGCTGCTGTTCCAGGAAGGCAATGCGGGGGTCTCGGCCCCCAATGCCCTGAATGGTACGCCGTACTTGGTGCGCGACCTCGTGGTGCCGTTGCGTGGGCTGACCACGACTGACACGTATTCGTTGCGGGCAATCGCCATGGAAACAGATCAGGTGGTGAGCGACTACATGTCGCAGTACTACCCGATGCCGCAACCGGACGGGCCGGATCAGATCGAACAGAAGTGGGCAGTCTACAGTCCCTTTGCCTGCAAGCTGTTGTACGACATGAACAATGGCTTGCTGGATGATCCGCGCATGTACCTGCAGTACAACGACGACGTGGTGCGCGAGCTGTGTGCGCCGTACGAGTACCTGCTCACGATGGACCCGACACAACCGGCCAATACACCGGACCTGCGCTTTGTCGAAATCCATCCGCATGACTTGATGACGGTGATTGGCACCTCGATCTACCACTACAAGTTCTTGCTGCGCGCAGTCAACCTGTATCTGAATGGGTTGGTGAATCTGGCCAACTTTGTCAACATCCAAAACTACACAGGTGGAAGTTAATGGACGTCTTGGGTAAATCAACCCTAACGATGCCGCTGGGGGCTACCCTCGGCGCATCCATTGGGAATACCAGCGTCACGGGCACGGACGGGGGTGTCCCCGTCTATAACCCGGACAGCGGGTTTCGGATCTGGGCATTGTCCGAGGTCTATCGTGGTCTGGCGGGCACCAACATGTACGTCCCCAATGTCGGCGACTACGTGGTGGATAACTCACCGGGCTCCAATGCGTGGTATCGGGTCGCGACTCTGGACCAAACCACGCTCATTCCAACGCTCGTCTCCATCACGACCGCGGCCACGGGGGAATTCAGCGAAGATGATCTTTTAATGGGGGTCGGTCCTGGCACGCAGTCGGATACCTACCGCTGCTATCTCGATCAGAGCGTGATGCCGTTTTCGTTGGCCGTCGACGTGCGCCTGGTCGTGGGGGGTAGCCAGGCATCGTACGCGAAGATCTTCAAGGGCGCCATCCTGGGCGACGACGGCACGGTGATTTCGGCGTTTTACGATCAGTCGGGCAATCTGCTCGGCGAGAACGTGCCGCTGGAAGTCGTGCAAACGTCGCAACAAGGCGTGGTCACCACGGCCCTGAAGGTCGTCAAGCAGTGCTACACCAAAGTGGCCTTGCTCGATGGCGAGATTGTTACGGTGGTGATCTACGCAGCGGATGGTACGGTGCTCTCCAAGCGTCAGCTGCTGATCGAGAACACGGCGTTTATCCGCTCGACCGATGCGAGCGAGAAGTACATCACCGGTATCTCGATGACTTCGCCGTTCATGAGCTCGAGCGATCCGAATACATTGGTCTACCCGATCAATGTGCCGAAGGATGGTCTGAACCTGATGGGTCAGGTCCATTACTCGGATGGCACCACTGCCTCGATGCCGGTGGATGGGACCAAGTTCCAGCTCTTCGGGCTGGACGCGTACGTGGCGACCATCGTCGGTCAGAAGTTCAAGCTGGTGCTCAAGTACAATCTGTCGCAAGACGAGCTGGTGTACGGAGCCACAGCGAACGTGGACGGCTCGGGTGGCGCAGCCTTTATCCAGGAAACGTACAACGCCACGACCGAGAATGTCGACGGCGCGTACACGCTTAAGCTCTTTGCGGTGCCGCGCTTCATTGACTCGGTCAACGGCTGGTATCTGGATTGGTACCTCTTTAACCTCGATCGCAACCTCGCGCAACTGGTCACGCCGTATGTGACGTTCGCCCCCAATAGTCCGGCCTTCTTGCCGCACGGCTACGGGGTGAATCAGCAGTTGCAGGTCCAGTTGAAGCTCTCGGATGTCAATCCCGCCTACAAGAACGTGCAGTTCACGCAGACCATCGGTCTCGTGCTCAATCGTGACGGGACGGATAAGACGGGCACCAACTGGACCATCGCGTACGATCCGGGTCAAACGCCTGCGTATGGCTTGAACACCCATGCATCGACGACCTTCGTGAACCAGAACCTGATGCAGGTGTACATCAATCAGGGTCTCACGGACTTCGACGCGTTCCTCGATCAGGTGTACTACCCGGCCAAGCCGCTCACCGATCCGAACGTCGAGACGCAGGCACCGGAGCCGAACATGTTCGCGCTCCTGCTCCCGAACCAGGCGCCGGTGGAGTTCCCGATCAGTCAGTGGGCCTCTCAACTGGCGATTGGTCAGGCGATTGCGGCAGGCGGCACGCTGGTGGTGAAGTTCTTCTTCCGTACGCCGGAGAACGATCTCGAGCTGGCGCTGTGCCCGATGGCGGTCTGGCAAACCAACTAACGCTGTGGTATCCTAAGCGTCATAAGGCCCAGGGGTTTCCCCCTGGGCTCTATGCCGTTAAGCCATCAACGCCTTACCAACGACTGCCTGCGGCGGTCGAGTACACCCCGTAGTTCGCGGGTGAACCAAACATATCCACATGCGAGATCGGCAAGTCACTCGTCACCAGCATTCCGGTATTGTGGCCGAGATACTGATTCTGCTGTGACTGCTGATACAGATTGGAGTTACGCACCTTGTTGCGCTTGGTTTCCCGAGCGCTACGGATGAGCTCATCCACCGAATAGATTTCATCCTGTTCGAGAATGATCTTCTTATCCAGCATACGCAGCTCCTGCTCCAGACGCGCGGCCACAAAGTCATCGTGCTCGCCGGTGAGCGCGTTGTAGATCTCCTCGATACGACTGCGCACGGTTTGTTGCTCCATGCGCCGGAAGAAGTCCTCTTGCGACTCAGCTTGCTTGGTCCTGACTGCACACATGACCTGGCGAGGATCGATGCCATAGTGTTGCAGGTTCTTGCCATGCATGAGGAACCAATGGCAGAGCAACCAGCCAATCACCAAGTCATCGTGTTCGCCATCTTCGTGGTCGATCCGGCCGTTCTTGTACACGAGACCCAGGATCTGACCGGCCAGCATCTTGTCGTGCACCTTCATGCCACTGCGCTGAGCAGCTGCCTGGAGCACCTGACCATACAAGGCATTGCGACTGTTAGCCCCCGAACCCGAGGTGGCAAAGCCGAACGTGGTCTTGTAGCGCACGTAGATGTCGGTCGGGCGCCGACCGATCGGCACCTTGATTTCCTTGTAGCGATCCGGATACTCGTCGTAATCCTGCACCACCTTATTGAAGATGCGCTTAAACGGATCTTCGCCATGGTTGGGCAGCATCAGCAGCAGATAATCCAACAACATCGCTCCAGTGGAACGCCGCTCGATGACAGCCGTGATGTTGGAATACTTAACGAGTGTATCGCACACCCACTTCGAGAAGGTAATCAGGTTGGTCTCGTTATACGAGCCCGCAGCCACCACCTCCAGGGTCTCCACATCCATCAAGACGAGCGAGATGTCATCACCCCCACCTGCTTCAGACGTATCCATGCCGAGCACGAACTTGCCTGTTGCCATCCGTGTGGCAATCTCTTCTTCCGGGATATACCAGCGCGTGATGTAGCCATCCGGATCACTGATCGAGGTGTAGAGCTCATCCAGACGCGAAGACGCAATCATCTCGGCGGTGCTGGTGGAGAGCGGTGAGCTTTCCGTACCCGAAGTCCACAGGTTGAAGTAATCTCGATTCGCGTCGTCCCCCGTTTGCAGCGATTCTTCAATCTTCTGCTTGAGCCACTCATCGCTCTTACCCAATTGACGGTGACTGAAGGTACCGTTGATGCGGAACAGCCCAGCGCGCGAATTGCGGCGCACCATGCGATCCAGTTCGGCCCAGTTCTGGCAGTCAAAGAACTTCTCGGTCCACGAGGCCGAGTCTTCCAGCAGCTTGTAAATAAAGCGGCCGTCCTTGTCGTCCTTCTTCCCGGCAGTGGTCGTCAGGATGGTGCCGTACGGGGCGCCTGCGGCCTTGGCACGCTCCACTGCAGCACCCGTTGCAGCCAGCGCAGCAGGCAGCGCAATCGCGATATTCGGCTGGAACGGCGGCTCGTCGATGTGGAAGATTGCCGTCGTCAGACCGCGTCCCATGTTGTACGCACGCTTCGGGCTCGATTGCGGCACGTGCGTGTTGTACGAGTTCTTCAACGCCTTCACGGTGATTTCTTCACCGTTTTGCGCATCGTCCTTTGAACGCTGGCTCAGGTACGGCGGCAACTCCGACATGATTTCCTTGATCCGCTCAATGTTCTTGCGGCGCAAGTTGTCGTCCTTGGTCAACAGGTTAATGCTGGTGCCCGTACAGACCACGTTCATCAGGTAGCTCATCAACGTATCGGTCGAGAAGGACTTACCCGTCTGACGTGGCTGAATCAGCGTAAAGAAGATGTGGTTAAAAAAAGACCAATAAAGTGCAATGTTGGCCCGGTTCGCTTCAAGCGGTACCGCATCAGAACCGGAGTTACCCGGCGCACGGGCGATTTCCCGGAAGAAGTACCAGGGGTTGATCTTGCACTCCACCGCGATCATGTACATCTGCTCAGGTGTGAGATCTTTGCTGAAGGGGTCCACCCCTTGCAGTTTCGGATTCACGAGCGCGAGCAGGAATGCGTGGTTCTTAATACCCATCGAGCGATACACTGCGGCCAGACGAATCCAACTTTTGTTGGTGGTCTTAGTGTCGATGATCGCAGTAGGATAACGGTACCAATCCTGTTCGAACAGTATAATTTTGTCACCCGTTTACGTTAATTGATCAGCCAGTTTGAGATCATAGTCTCACCGGGGATGACCCGTAGAAACCAGCTTAAACTGGATAATACGTCTCATAACAAGATAAGCAACAGATGCGCGGCATAGAGGGAGGCCGCAGCCTCCCCCATACGCGCTAGATGAAGCTGCTTTGCTTGAGCGCTCTTAATTTGTCCGTGATCAAATCCACGTACGCATCAATGGCGTAGAGCTTTTGCACTTCGTCTTCTACATAACCGGGACACAGGGCAGGCAAGGTAAC